GTACTGTTTACGAAGAATAATTTGTCCAATGGCATTGCTTTGTAGTGCCATATCCTATATAATAAACACATGAGTAACCTTTTCAAAAAAGCCGCTGTTTTTACCGACATTCATTTTGGTCTTAAGTCAAACAGCCTACAACATAATCAAGACTGTGCCAATTTCGTAGATTGGTTCATTACTAAAGCAAAAAGTGAGGGTTGTGAAACTTGTTTCTTCTTAGGTGATTATAATCATCATAGAGCAAGTATTAACATTCATACACTACAATTTGGGCTACAGGCTCTGGAGAAACTAAATGCTAACTTTGATACTGTATATTTTATACCAGGCAATCACGATCTTTATTATCGTGACCGTAGGGACATTCATAGTGTTGAGTGGGCTAAACATTTACCAAACGTTAAAATCATCAACGACTTCTTCAGTCAAGGAGATGTAGTTATTGCGCCCTGGCTTGTCCAAGATGATTATAAGAAATTAAAAAAACTAAATGGCAAATATATGTTTGGTCATTTTGAGTTACCTCATTTCTACATGAACGCTATGGTTGAAATGCCCGACCATGGTGAAATCAATAGCGAACATTTAAGTGGGTTTGATAAAGTATTCAGTGGTCATTTCCATAAACGTCAAAGCAAAAAGAATGTGTGGTATATAGGTAACGCTTTCCCTCATAACTATGCTGACGCAGGTGATGACGCACGTGGTATGATGGTACTTGAATGGAATCAAGATCCCCAATTCTTTAGTTGGCCAAGACAACCCTTATATCGTGTATATAAACTAAGTGATGTACTAGAAAACCCTGAGGGCTTGCTATTGATTGACAGCCATGTTAGAGTACATCTTGACATTGATATTAGTTATGAAGAAGCTAACTTCATTAGAGAAACATTAATCCCAGAACATAAACTAAGAGAGATGGCATTGATACCAATGAAAGCAGAACAAACAGAGATAGCCGGTTCAGATGGATTACGATTTGAAAGTGTTGACCAAATCGTCATTGACCAAATTAATTCTATTGAATCAAATACATTTGACAAAAAACTATTGTTGGACATTTATAATAACCTATGAGCATTACCCTTAAGAATATTACCCTTCGCAATTTCCTTTCAATCGGACAAGTAACACAAGCAGTTTGTTTTGACAGACAAGACTTAACACTTATTCTAGGTGAAAACTTAGACTTAGGTGGTGATGGTGCTCGTAATGGTACAGGTAAGACTACTCTTATTCAGGGTCTATCTTATGCCTTGTTCGGTGTACCAATCAATAGCATTCGTAAAGATAACTTAGTCAATCGTACCAATGGCAAAAACATGATGGTCACACTAGAGTTTAGTGTAGACGGGATTGAATATAAGATTGAACGAGGGCGCAAACCCAATATCTTAAGGTTCTATGTAAACAACGATTTACAAAAGAATACAGACGATGCACAGGGTGAGAATAAAGAAACACAGGTAGCTATTGAAAATGTTATTCACATGAGTGCCGATATGTTCAAACATATTGTTGTGTTGAATACATATAGTGAACCGTTTTTAGCACTGAAAACTAATGATCAACGTGATATCATTGAACAATTGCTTGGTATTACTTTGTTAAGTGAAAAAGCTGAGGTCATTAAGAATATGATCCGTGACAGCAAAGATAGTATACAACAAGAAGAATATCGTGTAAAAGGTATTGAAGAAGCTAACAAACGTGTAGCTGAACAGATTGAAAGTTTCAAACGTAGACAGAAGTTATGGAAAGCAAAGCATGATGAGGATCTTGCTAAATTAGTTGCCGACCATGATGAATTGAGCAAGATTGATATTGAAGCAGAACTACTAGCACATAAAGATTTGAATGTTTGGGCTAAACAAAAAGAAGCACAGGATACATACAATGCGTTAGTTGCACGTTCTACCGCATGGCAACAAAAACATGATACTGATATTACAGTAGCACATACAACATACCTACGCAAGAATGAGTATGACATTGAAGCTGAACTGAAAGCATGGAGTGATTTAAAAGAGTGGATCAAAGATGAAGCTGACCAAAAGACTATTGCCACAGCAATTGATACCCAAAATAAAAATATCACAAAAGAAAAAAAATTAATTGAGAAATTAATTCGAGAGATTAAAGAATTAGAGGATCATAAGTGTTATGCATGTGGTCAAGATTTCCATGATGATAAGCATTTAGAAGTTACGTTAGAAAAAACTACGTTACTTGAAAATACAAAAGCTGATTTAGCAATGATGGAAGATCATTTAGAGGCTAATCAATCATTATTAAAAGATATTGGTCCTAAGCCTACTCCAAAATACAAAACAGAAGCGGAAGCTATTCGTCATAGTGGCGATGTAGCTAACTTAAAGAAAGTATGGGAAGATAAGAAGAAAGAATCTAATCCATTTAATGAACAACTTAATGAGTTAAGTTATGTTGAATTAGGGCCTCAACCTATAACAATATATGATACAGAAGCAGAGGCTGTTGAACATCGGTCTACTGTTAATAGTTTACTAACTCAGATTGGTACTAAAGGTAATGAAACTGATCCATACGCTGAACAAGTAGTAGAGATGGAGAGTAACGCATTACAATCTATTGACTTTGATGCTATCAACCGATTAACAAGAACAATGGATCATCAAAAGTTCTTGTTAGATTTGTTAGTTAGCAAAGATAGTTTTGTTCGTAAGAAGATTATTGACCAAAACTTAAGTTACTTGAATCAACGATTAACACATTACTTAGATAAGATTGGTTTACCGCATCAAGTTATCTTTCAGAATGATTTACAAGTTGAGATTACCGAGCTCGGTAGAGAACTTGACTTTGATAATTTAAGTCGTGGTGAACGTAACCGTTTAATCTTAGGCTTAAGTTTTGCGTTTAGAGATGTATGGGAAAGTTTATATCGACCTATCAATACATTGTTTATTGATGAACTAATTGATAGTGGTCTTGACACAATGGGTGTTGAGAATGCTATTGCAATTCTTAAAGACATGAGCCGACGCAGACAGAAAAGTATTTGGCTTGTAAGTCACCGTGAAGAATTAGCTGGGCGTGTGCCTAGTGTTCTTAAAGTAATTAAAGAGAACGGCTTTACAAGTTATTCAACCGCAGTTGACACAGAATAATTTCAAAGATACACAGAGACAGATAAGTATTAACATGACATCACCGCAGAAGGCTAAAGGATCAGGATTTGAGAGAGAAGTTGCAAAGTTTCTTTCTGACCTATATGGCGAAAGCTTTATAAGAGCACCTGGTTCTGGAGCTTACATTGGTGGTAAAAATCAACATAGGACAACAGTATTACATGAGGGACAAATACGTTCTTTTAAAGGTGATATTGTACCCGGACAAAGTTTCAGTAAAATGAATATTGAATGTAAGTTCTATGCAGATTTTCCTTTTCACTTACTACTTTCAGGTGACTGTAAAGTAATAAATACATGGATTGAACAATTAATGGATGTTGCCGAAACAGGTGATGTAAATTTATTGTTTATGAAGTTTAATAGAAAAGGTCGTTATGTTGCCGTGCAATGCGGCTCAACATGGATAACAGACAATTTTGTCTATTATTCGTCAAGCAAGTTTGGCGATTGGCTAATCGTTGAATTTGATGACTTTTTCCTACACAACAGTACATTATTAAAAAGCTATTCAGCACCAACAGACACCACGTCAAATCAAACTGTTATCAATATCCCAACAACATAATAAAATAAAAATTCGTTGTCTGAGTTTGTCAGACCTCCTTGAAGATGCGGAAACGCTGATGGATCTGGAGTAAGCATAGTTAGTGATAACTATGGAATACCGAGAGGGCAATCGACAAAGCGAACCCTCAACAAGCTCATCCCTACTTTATCTTTGCGGGGTGAGAAGTGCGTTGCTGAAGAATCAATTGAAAGATCATTGATAGCTTCACTACAGTCCCATAACTTTACAGAGCAACCGGTAGCGTTTAGTAGCAACAAATAGCTAATTAGACGGGGAAAAGATGACAAAGGATGACGGGCATGGCAAATACCCTTAACCATTGGTAGTGCTGAATAGCACTACCATGGCTTCAAAGCGGCAATATAGTCCATATATAATGTAGAGTAAAAGACAATAGATAACCGTAAAAAATAAGAACGAACGAAGTGAGTTCTTAGATGAACGAAGTTCATCTTTACATAGATAACCCGTAATGATAAATGAACAGTTACGGAATTAATTAGAAGAATGGAAGCCCTGATTTCTTAGTAGTTTCATAGTTATCTTCCATTAATTTTGATATAACATTACGTTCAGTAGTACACATGTTTAATATATCTTCATAGGTAACACCCCCACGCATATGCCAAGCCATTCTTATAGCATTTTCTTTAATGATTAACGTTTCTTTTTCCATATCGTCTATCAGCTTCTGTATATCCTCAGCGGACAGATACAGAAGCCTTATTCGAAAAAATCAGATACATTTAACGCAATGGTTTGGTTATACTCATGTTCACAGTGAATGCATTTAACTGCTAATGGTTTTAATTGAGCATCTTCTCGTAATTTTATTGTATGCTCTTTTAATTTTACAAATGAGTTCCTATCACAATTCTGTAAAAAATCAAGAATATATTCTTTTTCATTTACAACAAATGACGGGGTAGTAATATTGTCAATTGATTCAGACACAAGAAGCATGGTTAAATCATTTAATTGTTTCATCATTTCTGTTGAATATTTTAATCTTTCTTCATCAGACGTAATCTCATTCATTTTTCTTACATTTTTTTCTAATTCAAACTGAGCCAAATTTAATTTATTATATGATTTATATGTGATTGGTTTGAACGCAATGGACATTTCATCAATAGCTACGTTATTTTTGTATTCATCTACTACTATTTTTGATAGTAATCCAATTAGATTAACATTATATGAAGCAGACTCAGTACAACTAGGACATGTTGACTCAACATCTAATAAATTTCCATTAGTTGCCGCTCTGATAGCTATTAATATAGCATCCAAATCAATTGTTGGGATAGACCATGGATCTTTAATATTTGGTACACAGCTTTTAATGATTTCAGAAATTGCCACACCGCTATATAGAGCGTCTGGAGTTTTGCTAGTTATTTCATCTATAGCTGTCATTGGATATACAGGAAGTTCTTTGTTATCAGGTAAATCAATAGCGTCTATTGGATAATATTTACCCTCGCTGGGTAATTTTAAATATATCGCAGGTCTACGAAAATATTGTTTTAATGGGTTATTGTTCATATGTTCTCCAAAACGGGTTTTTTACAATCATAAATACTATGAACTATTTAGTGGGTACAATTTACGCCTTTAAATAATAACATTATGAGTAAAATATATGGCTGAAGAATCGGAAGAATTTAGAAGATTAAAAGAAGCTTTGGGAATGCAAGCTGATTTAGCTGAGGAAGAGTTAAGAATCCGTCATGGTGTAACCGCTAAATTAGATGCTCACGGTAACGTAGAAGCAGGCACTTTGAAGGCTCTTGAAGCCACTGGTGCAAGACGTGGCAAAATTGAACAAAAAATCAATAGTGATTTAGAAAGACTTTTAGGTAAGGAGCAGGCCCTACAAAATAGAAAACAAGTTCTATATGAAAAAGAGTTAGAAAATTATAATTATTTTATTGATGATCAAAATAATTTAACAAAAATGCTTAGTAGGCAAAATCTTGATCTAGACAAAGAACAAAAAAAGGTACTAGACAGATTAAGAAAAGAAGGAGCTAGTGAAGAACGATCAAAAGCCAAACAGGCAGAATTACAAAAAGCCCAGGATGAATTTGGGAGTAACTTTGTCAAAGGTCTAGGTGATCTTACTAAAGGATTAGGTAGTTTTGCTATGGGTTTAGCAAACGGCAATACTAATTTCACATCATTAAATCCATTAATTGATATTGTAGCAAACTCATTAGCTAGCTTGGCTAAGGCTATACCATTTGTAGGTGAAGCAATAGCAGGAGCTACTAAAGCCGCAGCCGAAGGTGCTAAATTTGTTTTAGAATTAATGGACAAAAACCTTAAGGCATTTCAAGAATTAGCAAATGCAGGTGCATTAACTGCGGAAGGTATGGAAGGTGTTTCCAGACAATTTCTAGAATCAGGTATGAGTCTTGAAGGATTCAAAAAAGCAATAAGAGAGAATGCTGGTGACTTAGCACAATGGGGTAAAACAGTAGGTGGAGGTGCTGATAAGTTTACTAAAGCTGTAGGTATGTTGACTAAAGGTGACGGTCCGTTGGCAGAAGCTGGATTAGAATTACGTAAATTAGGAATGACTGCTGATGATATAGGAACTGCTTCAGCTGGATTCTTACAACAGGAACTTAAATTAGGTCGTGCTAGAAACATGACTGAAGAACAGCTAGCAAAGGGTACTGCTAAGTATGCACAAGAACTAGATGCATTACAAAAGGTAACCGGCTTAAGCAAAGAAGATATAATAAAACAACGTAATGAACAACTAGCTGACAGTCGTTTCTCGGCTAGTATGGATGTTATTGCTGAAGAAAATGCTGCCGGTGCAGAAGCTATAAAACAATTTGCATTAACTATTAAAGATCCAGAATTAAAACGTGGATTTATGGATTTAACATCTGGTGCAAATACTGAAGCAGCCAAAAAAGCGTTGAGAGTTATGGGTGATACTGTACCTGACGTAATAGATAAGTTAAAAAATTCTAAACCTGAAGAAGTAGCAAAGAATTTTGATTTAGCGCAGACAATGATGAAGAAGGGTGCTAAACAAGCTATTGATACTTTTGGTAAAGAAACCTTTGCATTGATGCCTGATACTAAAACATTAGGTAGTTATAGTTCATTAAGAGATATACAAAATCAAAATAATGTATCTTTGGAAGAGGCTATAGAAATACAAAATAAACAAAAAAAGGCAGCCGGTGATTTAACTGAAAATACAGTTCAAGCTCAACAAAACATGGAAAGAATGGGGCAAGAAGTTTTCAAAATGGGAACATTAGCATTGCCAATGGCTTCTAGTGCAGTAAATGCTTTTACTAAATCTATGGTAGATTTAATGAAATACATTAACAAAATTTTAGGTAAAGATCCTAATGAGGGTTTATCTAATAATGAAGAAGATAATAAAGCATTACTTAACCAACAAAAAGTAATGGACGAAAATATTGATGCACAAAAAGAGCTTAAAGATGCAATTTTACTGTTAAAAAAAGCACAAACTGATCCTAACAAAACTGATAAAGATAAAGCAGAATTACAAAAGGCAGTAGATGTAGCTAAGGAAAAGGCTAAAAAAACTCAATTAGAAGAAGAAGAATTTAATAAACAATCACAGATTGCTATGGCGAAGAAGATGGAACGTCAAATGGCAATGCAAAATGAGTTAAGAGTAATAAACAAAGAACGCAGAGCCAGTGGACAAGAAGCATATCTAAATACAGACCAAGCAAAAGCCGGCGGACATAAATTTAAAGCAGAAGCTGAAGACGCACCAACCACTAGAAGTGTAAGTTCAAAGGCTGGAGGCCCAAGCAATGAACATAGTTCTAGTGGAGGAGGAGGCGGTAGTAATATTAAATTGTCTAGTATTACTAGTAAATCAGGTAGATCAGCTCAGGTTAATGCCGAGTATGCTCCGCAATTTCAAAAATTAGTTGACTATTTAGATAATGCCGGATATGATATTCGTAGTTTAGGTGGATATATTGATAGAGATGTAAGAGGTAAAGCAGGAGTAAAAAGTATACATGCTCATGGAGCAGCAATAGATATCAATCCTGATACTAATCCAATGGGTAGTACTTTGGTTACAGATATGCCTGCAGAGATAGCTGATGTTGCACGAGGCCTTGGTCTAGGTTGGGGAGGAAATTGGCGAAGTAGTAAAGACGCTATGCATTTTAGTGCTGCCAAATCAGAGGGAGGAAGTTTACTTAAAGCAATGGATGGAGGAATATTTGATGGACCTAGTTCTGGATATGATGTTGAACTTCACGGTAGAGAAGCTATTGTTCCATTAAATAATAATGTGTCAAAAGATCCATTAACAAGCATGTCTATGCCGGGAGTAGATCAACTTGCTGGCATTACTCAATCAATGATGCAAATGATGGAAGATAAATTTGATGAAATGATTTCTCAACTAAGTACCGGTAATGCTATATCAGATAAATTATTACGTAATACAATGGTTTAACGCTAAATACTAGACAAAGTATCTACTATGACCTATAAAAAACGCTTCTCAAACAAATCCGGTATCTCTAGTCCCATATCTGGTTTTAATAATAACACCGGTGCATGGAACGGTAGCCCAGGACAAAACGGTAGTGATACCGGCGGTTACAATAATGCTGAAATGGGCTATAAGAACTATCGTAGCCGTTTACCAGAAGTATATACCGGTCACCCAAATCGTATTGAACGTTACAACCAATATGAAATGATGGACGTTGATGCTGAGATTAACGCTTGCTTAGACATTATAAGTGAATTCAGCACACAAACAAATGAACATAATAAAACACCCTTTGACTTAAATTTCAAAGATGAACCAACACAACATGAAGTTGAATTACTAAAAACTCAACTACAACAGTGGTGCAAATTAAACGAATTTGACACTAGAACATTCAAAATCTTCCGTAATACTATTAAGTACGGTGATCAGGTATTTGTACGTGACCCAGAAAATTTTAAGTTATACTGGGTCGATATGACTAAGGTTATTAAAGTTATTGTAAATGAAAGTGAAGGTAAAAAGCCTGAACAATATGTTATTAAAGATATTAACATTAACTTACAAAACTTATCAGTGGCTACTAAAACTAATACAGACTTTGCCTCTAACCCAGCAACTGGTATGGGCGGTACAGGTGGTGGAGGCGCAGGTGGAGGATATACTGTTCCAAGTATGCCCTACAACACATCAGGTAGTCGGTTTACATTAGGTCAAAGTGAAGCAGCCATTGATGCTAAACACGTTGTCCACTTAAGCTTAACAGAAGGATTAGACCGCTTTTGGCCCTTTGGTCAAAGTATTTTAGAGAATGTCTTTAAGGTATATAAGCAAAAAGAATTATTAGAAGACGCGGTTCTTATATATCGTGTACAACGTGCTCCAGAACGTAGAATGTTTAAGATTGACGTTGGTAATATGCCAAGTCACTTAGCTATGGCTTTCGTTGAACGTATTAAGAATGAGATACATCAAAGACGTATTCCAAGTACACATGGTGGTGGAAGTG